CTCACCATCATCGGTTGGGCCCACCTCTCCGTCCGCTGGATCTGTTCCTGTCTCGCTATCGCTGAGGCCAGGATCATCACTGCTGGGATTATTGGAATCGTCTCCTTCTTCGGTCGTGTCGTCAGGTTCGGTAACCTCAGGACCGTATTCGATCAGAGACTCAATATCGACATCGTACTGACATACATTAATCAGTAACTGTTCGATACCGTCCAGTACCATTTCTGTATACTGCTGATCCGTAGGTTCTATCGGCACACGCTGCCATGCGACTTTCTTCTTAAGCTTATCCACCAGCTTAGTCACTGAAGTGCGCTTGTCGTATGAAATCTTCGCCATGACAACGCCTCCTGTTTTATTCGATGTTAAAATTCTTTTCGGGCATCTTAGCCTTCAGGATCTTCAGCTTGCTGACAGGGAGATCCATATCAGCTGCCAGAGTATAGATCGCATGAAGCTCAGCTTCGTCGTCGATCTTTTCCAGCCAGGACTCAAGCTTCTTCTGGTTGCCTTTCAGATTCGCACAGATCTCGTCCTCGGTAAGATGCTTGGCTTCCTCGGGAACTTCCTGCATACCCAGTTCCGAGATTAAAACCTTCTTGCCGCTTTCGGCATCGTAAATTTCGAGCATACCCTTCGCGAACTTCTTACAGTTAAACTTCGCCCGGGACTCATCGTACAGGATGTCATTCATACTCATGATGAGCATCCCGTCATCAGCAGGAATATTAAAACCAGTACCGTCTGCCTTACGGACACCGATATCGTATTTACATACATTCACAACACGGAACATACTGGAGCCGCTATACATAAACATTCCTCTCCTTATCTGTAATCAGAAAAACTGGAGAGGCTACTAGCAAGAGTAGCCTCTCCTTTGTTGATACACCGGATTAGTAGTGTAGTGGAATCTTACTGGCAAATAAGATTAGCCGATCATGTAAGCACCAATGTTCGGGATCTCGGTAGACACGAATGCCACACCGCACTTCTCCCAGATCAGGGTTTCGAAGACCAAATCATCGATGTTCTGAGAGGTCATGGTCTGGACGTTACCTTCGGTCACGAACTTCAGGTTCTTGGATTCGGCAGTCAGTCCACCGGGAACCAGGTACAGCCAGTTCTTCTTCAGAACAGGAGTGGTGGTTCCGCTCTGGATAGCATTAGCCAGCTTCAGAACAGGAGTGCCCTTGTACTTGCCAATATAGCCGGACTCATTGTATTCGGTATTCAGAGCGTCAGAAGTAGCAACAAGCAGGGACAGCTGAGACACAGCAGAACGGTCGCCCAGAATACTCACAGGGCCCATAGTCTCAAAGTAATCCAGCTGAGCATCAAGGGTATCATCAACGATACCAGTGCCAGTAGCATAGAAGGGGCTGGCGAACTCAGAGATAGCGCCATGCAGAACCTTTTCGATCTGCTGGAGCTTCAGGAGAGCGTGGTTCCGGTTAGCTTCCTTAACCAGATCGGCCATGTTGATACGGTTCATCAGAAGGTCCATAACCTTAATAGCAGGACGGGAAGCGATACGCTCGGTATCAACCAGAACCTGCTTGTCAGCCACGAAGGAACGATGGACAGTTTCGCCATCAGCGTAGATCTTCGTGTGGATGCCACCAGTACGGATAGCGAAAGCAGCCTTCTCGCCCCAGCCGATGGACTTGAAATCGCAGATATCATTCAGGAAATCCTACTGATTATTCTGCTGATTCAGTTCGTTCATGGCGAAACGGATCGTCTGCGCAATCTGCTTGGCGGCATATCCGTCATAGCCATCATAGTTTTCGGCGAGCTCATGGGTGATGTCGTTAACTTCCTGCAGAACGTTGGAATCGATCCGCTCACCACGAGCCTGAGCCGCAATAACCTTTACATACTTGGAATCGCTATTCACTTTGATATCAGTCATCGTCTCTCACCTCGTCTTAATTAGCCGATCTTACCTGCGGCAGTAACGCCATACGTAGTGCCCACGGCAGGCTTCGCGGGACCACAGTTAGTCAGGAACACTTCGCCAGCCTGCAGGGGATGAGCAATAGCCATCTCGCCAGCAGGAACTTCATGATCGCGAGTGTCGTAATCAGCGCTGTCATTTACCTTCGTCTCGCTGTGTACGAAGTAGTACAGCTTGTCCACGGCCTGAACTTCATAACTCATACCGGGCATATTGTCATAAATCGTCTTAGCTTCAGCGGCTATAAACTTAGCGCCAGAAGAAGCGGTAGGCAGCTTCCAGGTAGGAACGCCGTTCACAATTGTCTTCACGACGATCATGCCATCCTTCTATGGAGCGTTAGTTCCGTTGACGGCACCGTCATAAATATAGCCGAGATGTTTTTCCATATATCCAGCCATAACTTATTTCCCTCCAAATAAAAAAATCTCTCTTACAGGAGAGTCCGGGTCTTCACAACAGGCTCGGATTCCAGAAGAGAATAACGGGACGAACCAGATTCGACCATCGGATTAACTTCGTCCAGCTTCCCGCCAAGGACTTCGGAAACAACCTTGGCAGGATCATTATTAGCTTCGGCCATCTTCTTAACGGCCTCAGAAAGAGAAGCGAGCATTTCGCGCATACCGGAAATCTGCTCAGCCAGTTCACGGATCTCGCGGACTTCGGCAGTTTCCTTCTTCTCTTCTTCTTCGACTTCAGCCTGTACTTCTTCTGTCTCTTCGGCTTCGGCCTTAACCTCTTCAGGTTCGGCTTCGGCTGTCTCAACAGCAGCAGCAGGGGCTGACTCTTCGGTAGTGCTCACTTCAATACGGTGAGATACACTTTCATACGTCGACACACCAGTATCGGTGTCGTACGTATCCACAGTATCATATGTTTCCGTACTACGGGTCACATAGACTTCTGCGTTTTCTTTCTTAGATTCGGCTACCTCAGAAGTTTCGGATTCAGTTTCGACTTCGGCCTTTATTTCTTCCTCAGATTCCGGGGCTTCTTCCTTTACTTTTTCGTCGACTTCGGCCTCAGCCTTTACTTCTTCTTCCTTCTTGGAAGTAGACTCTTCGGCTTCGGTTACTTCGGCGAGTTCGGATTCAGCCTTTACTTCTTCCACGGATTCAGCTTCTGCGATAGTCTGTTTATCCTTGGGCATAGTATCTGCCTCCTTATCTAAACGACTATAGCTGTTAATCTCCGCTACTAATTTCTGGGCAGCGGCATCTTCGCAGGCTGGGAAGGATACGACGCACATACCATCCATAAAGTTGTCGTCGCTTCGGTCAATCACTATAGTGCCGTCTTCCTTCTGTGCAAGATCGCCAGCTGTCACCTCAAAGCTGAAGTTGAGATTATTATTAACAAAGAGTTCCGACATCGCAGCGCATGTCTTAGGAAGTCTTGTCTTCGGGACACGGGCTGTACCGAGTAAAGCGGTATGGCCATTATCCAGAACATCCTTTCTGAAAGAAACATACGATCCAATAATCGGAGCTGTGCAGATCCCAGCTTCAGGGTCATAGCAGTGACCAAGCTCATCATAATTTCCCTGCTCTAAATTTGTAATATCTGCACAAAGAGGCAGGGCCAGGTACTTGTCCTGATTTTCACAGATCTCGTCAAGGAAAGCTTCTGTACACTCGACACCGTTTAAGTTCGGGATATCGCTTGTGAACATCACCATCTCAACGCTGAGGAAAATCTTGGAACTCTGTAAACCGGAGGCAGATGCCATAAACCGATATTTGTTCTTACGGTCCACAGGCAATTTCTCCTTACGTAGCGTTCGGCGAATATATGGTAGGAGGACATACACCGCCTATGCGCAGATATATATTAATAGGGGAGACCCCTAGAAATATCTAAAAGAACTACGCCCTGAAACCAGAGCGTAGCATTAACTGTCAGTATCGCTGTAAGTCGCGAAGTGCTATATGCTGGTTAGACTGTCCGTCAGTTTGATCAAGTTCGAATTATCCTGTTCGCCAGTGTTCGGATTATTTACGGGCCAGCTCCCGTGTTAAGAGATCGAAGTATCTGAAGGCATCGATCCATCTTCATTCGACGGCTTCGGCTGCTTACCTCTGATCGCGTTCTCAGGATCAGAGTTCCGTTCGTCGTCGTCCATCTCAGGTCTTCCCGGTCCATCACTTTCGCCGTCTCCGCTGTCGCTATCAGCTGAAGGGGAAACGATCTGAGAATGAGTTGTAGCTCTCGGAGTAAGGATCTCGTCAATACCTTCGTTCAGTTCACGTTCGCGTTTCTTTGTTTCTACATCCATATCGAATCCGTTAAGCCTGGTCATCGACTCAGTAGATACGACACCCTTCTGCCAGAGTTCCTTAGCTGTCTCACGGAGAGCTTTCTTCCCGGCGACATCCAGAGGAACGAAGTGGAAGAGTGGAACCTCGCTGATATTATAGGAACGTTCCTTAGATAGCTCCTCTTTAATCAGAAGATTAATCTTCGACATCGCTTCTTCTATCTCACGGCGCATCATGTCGATACGGGCTGTTACAGTCTGAACAGATACCTGAGCTGAGGCAAAAGTAGATCCGTCTTCTGACTGGCCAGTAACAAGAATACCGCTGACACCGCCAGCTGAGAGGATATCGTTATTTACGTCCCTGTATTTATCGTACTGGTAGAGATCGTCGACATCAATCTTAATAGCCTGAGGTTTCGCGAAGATCGAGCTGACGACAAGAGGGAACCCGGACATACCTTTAGCGAAAAGGTCTCTGAGTTCGCCGTACTCTTCGGCTGAGGATTCAAAGTCCATACCTTTTTTCTCGTCACCGTATCCCACCCAGACAAAAGAGTGGATAGCCAGATTCAGCATAGCCTTCTCGTACCGACCGATAAGGTCTTTCTTCGCGAGGGACTCAAGGGCTGAGAGAATAAAAGGATAGGCGTACCGCTGGTACGTAGGTTTCGGACCCTGAATTACTATCGTGTACTTCGGGTTCAGCTGTACGTACTGGTCGCACCTGTTCAGCCCTTCGACTACTTCAGGCGGGAAGCCTTTAAAGTAGGTTTCGAGTTCGTTATCCTTAATCCAGTTCTCTTTTACGGTGTAGGCTTTCTGCCGCCACTCTGAGTAGATACCGGAACAGTCGAAGTCGACGATAGGAGTACCGCCGAAAGATACGTTCCCGATAGAGCACTTCTGGATAGGAAGAGAAACAGGGACGCCGTTCATGAAGTAAATGAAACAGTTATTATAGGTAGCCTACTCAGCTGCCCAGGACTGCAGACGTTCCCTGAGTCGAATCTTCTTATAGTATTCCTCATAGAAGTCTTTCGTCTTAACGTTCCCTGCTTCAAGGAACCAGTCGTCTGTAAGATACGGCTGATAGATATGGTAGACGATACCGTGAACAATCGGGTCTGCGTCTTTGTAGTAGTCAGCGAGTTCGAAGAACTTCTTTATATTCGCTTCCTTATTCGCAAGAAGAAGCTTATAGTCGTACCCTTTTATATAGCCCGTAATAGGGGCACTGTAGATGTTCCCTGTATTCGAGTATGGTTCAAGGATCTGAGCCTCCTGCTAAGAAGAAGCTCCGACGATTCTCTTGGTTGGACTCGGGCTGACAGAGGAGCCAGGCCGCTGGCCTAAGACTCTGCGAATATTGTCGAATACACCCATCGGCCTACACTCTCCTTTTTATTATAGACGTCCTACGGCTCCTAAGGATCTTCTCCCTGAACGCTGTTTACGCCTCTTGTTTTCTAGTTCGAGTTCTGAGATATAGTCATTACCCATCGCTAAAGCTGAATAGCGGTCCTTATGCTGTCCGACTTTCTTTACGTCATAGAGGACGTTAGAGCCAGCTCCAGGTTTCGCTACGATATTCGACATCTCAACCTGAAGGGCATCAGTATTATAAAAGACGGCTAACTGCTGACGGGCTAAGTCTCTGGATTCCTTATTGGCTTCGTCGATCTTCTGTTTTATTTCAGAGGAAGGTTTCGGAAGCTCAAGAGTCTTCTGTTCCAGAGCGACACGAAGGTTATTATAGATTCTCTGGTTCAGGGCATTTACGGCTCTGAAGGGATGGAGAATCTGGACGGCATGAGGATTATAGTTCGGCTTATCGTCGACGACCCACGGAGGATATTCCTTCCCGGTCGTGAGGTCTGTAAACTCTGAGTCGAGGAACTTATCGAAAGCGTCGCCTATACCTCTGGCGTCGTAGATTATCTTTTCGGTATTCGGGAAACGGAGATAGAGCTTACGGATAAACGTAGCTAACTCATCGAGTCCGTTACCGTTAAAGGCTGCGATATACACAAGCTTACGGTGGAAGGAGCCGTCATTCCTTTCGGTAAACTTCAGAACAACAGCTACGGCATTATCGGAACCTTTCGCCTGAGAGGTAGCTATATCCAGACAGATAACGTATCTGGAGGTAGAGTTCTTAGGCTGAGTAAGTTCGATAGTGTCGAGGGTTCGGCAATCCGAAACC